AAGGAACAAGGAGGGGAACTACCTCCACCACCGGCAGACCCAGCAGCAGGAGCACCACCGGCGGACGCAGGAGCACCACCGGCAGACCCAGCAGCAGGAGCACCACCGGCGGACGCAGGAGCACCACCCGCAGACGCAGCGGCAGGAGGTGCTGATGAGATTCCGGAACCTGTTGATGTAGAGAATGATCCAGATGTTGAAGAAGTTGGAGGAGAAGATTCTGAAGATAAGGGAGGAGATGAGGACACGGAAGAGATTGATATCACAGATTTAATTACTGCACAACAAGAGATTAAAGCAAAACAAGATGAATTTATGGATGGTATATTTTCCAAATTGGATGATCTAACAAGTAAATTAGAAAATATGGATCAGATATTAAATAAGATTGATAGTCTTGAAAATAAGTTTGATAAGTATCGTGAAAAAACACCTGAAGAAAAATTAATGTTAAGGTCTTTAGATTCTTATCCGTATAACCAAAAACTAACTGATTTTTTTGATGATAAAAAAGGTGAGATGGAAGAAACGGGTAAAAACGAATATGTCTTAACATCTGATGAAGTTCAAAATTTTTCACCAGGCGAAATCAAAAAAACATTTAACATCTATAATGCCGACGATAACGAAGAAAACGGTAATATTAAAATGTAAAAAACACTTCCGAAACCACCATTTCGGAAATGAAGGGTTCGTTTATACGGACCCTTTTTTTATTTGACATTTTATAAAAATCACTTATAATTGTTATAGATAAAAGAGTTAAAATTTAAAAACAAAATCTATGGCAAATTCAATTGACGCGGTACTCGCACAGTACGAAAAGAACTCAACACCGAGTTCACAAAAACAAAGTATTTCACAAGAAGACAGGTTGAAAAAATACTTTTCAGCAATTCTTCAAAAGAATGAAAAATCAGCACAACGAAGAATTCGTATCCTACCTACAAAAGATGGATCATCCCCATTTGTGGAAGTTTGGTATCACGAAATTCAAGTTAATGGACAATGGGTAAAATTGTATGACCCTGAAAAAAACAACAACGAACGTTCACCACTTACAGAAGTTTATAACGAATTAATGGCGACAGGTAAAAAAGAAGACAAAGATTTGGCATCACAATACCGTTCACGTTTATTTTATATCGTTAAAGTTATTGACCGTGACAACGAACAAGACGGAGTTAAGTTTTGGAGATTTAAACACAACTACAAACAAGAAGGTGTGTTGGATAAAATCTTACCAATATGGAAAGCGAAAGGTGACCTTACAGATTCTGAAAAAGGACGTGACTTAATCATCGAACTTATCAAAGCAAAAACACCACAAGGTAAAGAATACACTGTAGTTCAAACTATTATGTACGATGATCCTGCACCGATCCACGAAGATAAAGGAATTATGGAAGGTTGGATGACAGACGAACTCACTTGGAATGATGCTTACTCTAAAAAACCTGTTGAATATTTAGAAGCAGTTGCAATTGGAGAAACACCAATGTGGAGTTCTGAACTTAAAAAATATATTTACGGTGAAGAAGCTGAGATCTCTCTTGGTGGAGGAACTGAAACAAAAGTAGAAACACCAATCGTTGATCCACAGGCAAACGATGAAGCCGATGAAAACTTACCATTCTAATTTATAATATATGAGTAAAATAACAGAAAAAATGTATGAAGCTCTGACCTTGAGATATAGGTCAGAGATGGCAGAAGCCGAGGCGACACTCCTAATTTATTTTAATAACCCTGTTGGTATTGGAGAACATCCACAACATTTAGAGGAGATGGATAAGTTTGTTGAAAAAATGACAAACGCTAAAGATAAACTTGATATGTTAGAAACAGTTTACAAATACAACGTAAAAAGAGGTGAAAAGTTTGAAATAACTGAAGACATGTTAAAACTATTAAACGAACAAAAAGAAGAAGAGAATGGCAATTAAGAAGAAAGTCATATCATTAGATAGTATTAAAGATAAATTCTCAACCAAAACAAAATATAAACCTGAGAGTTTTTATAATTGTGGTGATGCGTTTATGGAAGCCTGTGGATTACCGGGACCTGTTATGGGAGGAATAAATATGTTTTTAGGACACTCTAACACATCAAAAACCACGGCAATGATACTTGCGGCTGCGGACGCACAAAGAAGAGGTCACCTACCTGTCTTAATCATAACTGAGAAAAAATGGAGTTGGGAACACGCAATCGAATTAGGATTACAAGCAGAAAAAAATGAAGACGGTGAATATGACGGTATGTTTATATTTAACGATTCATTTGATGTGATAGAACAGGCGACCGAATTTATTAACGACATATTGGATGCACAAGAAAACGGAGACATCCCTTATAATATTTTATTTCTTTGGGATTCAATCGGATCCATTCCATGTCAGATGACATTTGATGGTAAAGGTGGTGGAATGCATAACGCGAAAGTATTAGCTGATAAAATTGGAATGGGTATCCACTCAAGAATTTCTAAATCAAAAAAAGAAGATTACCCATACTATAATACTTTAGTGATATTAAATCAGCCTTGGGTTCTACTTCCTGACAATCCATTTGGACAACCTGAGATTCAAGCAAAAGGTGGTACGGCAATATGGTTGGCGAGTAGTTTAGTGTTTCTTTTTGGTAATCAGAAAAAAGCAGGAATTAGTCACATAGACGCAACTAAAAACGGTAGAAAAGTATCGTTCGCTATTAGGACTAAGGTATCTATTTTAAAAAATCACGTTAATGGTATTGGTTATAAGGATGGTAAGATCGTTGCGGTACCTCATGGATATATTTCCGACACAAAAGATGCGTTGGATAAATACAAAAAAGAATACTCAGATTATTGGGTTACAAAAATGGGAGACGCAAACTATTCTTTAGATGAGTCTGCAGGATATGATGACGAGACGGTAGATTAGAAAAAAAGTAGTATCAGTAAATAAAATACAAATGATTAAAACCCTATTAATTGACGGGAATAATTTATTAAAAATTGGGTTTCACGGAGTTAAAGGTTATTTTAATGGTGTTGAACATGTGGGTGGTATTTGGCATTTCTTAAATACCACTCGCAGATTCATCGACGAAGAAAATTTTGATAAAGTTATTGTTGCTTGGGATGGAGTAACAAGTACCTCACAAAGGAGATTATTTTACCCCAACTATAAATTAAATAGAAAGGCACCAACAGACAAGAACTTAGAGTTATCATTTAACAAACAAAAACTAAGAGTAAAACAATACTTAGAGGAAATGTTTGTTAGACAGATTGAGTTTGAAAATTCAGAAGCGGATGATTTAATTGCTTACTATTGCCAAATATCTAAAGGAGAACAAAAGACTATCTTTAGTGGTGATAGAGACCTAACACAACTTATCTCGGAAGATGTGACCATATACTCACCTAATACCAAAAAGTATTATAAGAATGGAGATAACATCAAACTACACGAAATTGAGATACCTCACTATAATGTAAAAACATTTAAGATAGTTTCCGGTGATAAATCAGATAATATTGATGGTATATATTACTTAGGTGAAAAAACTTTTGTGAAGTTATTTCCTGAGATACTTGAAAGAGAGGTTTCTTTTACCGATATTTTAACAAGAGGTGAAGAACTTCTAAAAGAACAAAAAGAAAATACAGTCCTAAAAAATTTACTGACGGGTAAAACAAAGGGTGGTATATTTGGTGACGAGTTTTTTAAGGTCAATAAAATGATCGTGGATTTATCGGAACCGTTGATTAGTAAAGAAGGAAAAGAATTGGTTGAACTATATTACTCTGAGTCGTTGGATCCTGACGGAAGAGGGTATAAGAATCTAATTCGGATGATGATGGATGATGGATTATTTAAATACCTACCGAAAGGTGACGATCAGTGGGTATATTTTTTAAAACCATTTTTAAAGTTAACAAGAAAAGAAAAAACAAAATTCAAAACAAAAAAGTAAAATTATGAAAGAGCAGAATGATGTAACAAAGGTTGAATTCCTAATGACACTTAATAATAATTTTGTGGTACAAAGGTTTTTTAATGTGAAAGGTTTTAACGAAAAGGCTAAAAATAGCGTTGAGTTAACCGATTATATTAAAGATTTATCTGACTACTTAAAAACAAAATTAAGAAACAAGTGTGTGGTTTATATGTTGGAAAACAGATACCAAATTGAGGAAGACCCAACCATTTTAGAAACATCAAACACGGACGGACCCGAAACATTTAACATTATTTTAAAGGTAGGTAATGAGACAATTTGTCATAGGATCATTGATGCAAAACTATACCCACCAAAGGTAAGATATACGCTGGACATACGACCAGACATAAAAAACATTTTAAGAGAACTTACTGACATTTTATCAGATAAAAATTTATCTTTTGAGATGATGAATTATTCGTTGGCGTAATAGTATTTATTAAAACACAGAACAAAAATCTATAAAATATGTCAGACAAAAAGAACTTCGGATACTTAGGAAATACTTTTCAAATACAACTTTTAAATAATATAGTAACATACAAAGATTTCGCTAATTCCATAATTGAAGTTATTGACCCACACTATTTTGATAACCAATATTTTAGAATCATTTGTCAAATGATTAGAGAATATTATACAAAATATGAGCATACTCCGACATTTGATACACTTGAACAACTAACAAAATCAGAAATCAGCTCACCTATGGCTCAAAAGAGTATTTTAGATACAATAGAACAGGTTAAGAACGTCGCTGACGAAGGTTCAATATTTGTTCAAGAAAAGTCCTTAAAATTCTGTAAACAACAAGAGCTCCAAAAAGTAATGACAAAGACTCAGTCAATCATTGATAAAGGTGATTTTGAGAGTTACGATAAGTTAGAAGAAATGGTTAGAGGGGCTCTACAAGTTGGTGAAGTAGATAAAGGAACTGCGGATGTGTTTTTTAACCTTGATGAGGTATTAAATGATGATTACAGACATCCAATTCCTATTGGAGTCCCCGGTATAGATAATTTATTAAAAGGAGGATTAGCCAAAGGAGAAATTGGCGTTATTTTAGCCCCTACCGGAGTTGGTAAATCAACATTCACAACCAAAATTGCAAACCACGCATTTAACTTAGGATATAACGTCCTTCAGATATTTTTTGAAGACAACCCTAAAATCATCCAAAGAAAACACATAACACTTTGGACTGGAATTCATCCTGATGATTTAACTGAAAATAGAGTTGAGGTAATGGAAAAAGTTAAACAGATTCAATCAACAAGAAAAAATAAGTTGATTATGAAAAAGTTATCTTCCGATACCGTAACTATGAATCAGATTAAAAATCAAGTTAGGAAAATGATTGCTGAAGGGACAAAAATTGATATGGTAATTTTAGATTATATTGATTGTGTTGTACCTGACAAAAATTTGGGTGACGAATGGAAAAGTGAAGGTTCAGTTATGAGAGGATTTGAGGCGATGTGTCACGAATTAGACATCGCTGGGTGGACGGCAACACAAGGGAATAGAAGCTCAATATCGTCAGAGGTTGTAACAACAGACCAAATGGGTGGATCAATTAAAAAGGCACAAGTTGGTCACGTAATAATTACGGTGGCTAAGAGTCTACAACAAAAAGAGATGAATTTAGCAACCATCGCAATCACCAAATCAAGAATTGGTAAAGATGGTGTTATATTTGAAAACTGTAAATTTGATAACGGTATGTTAGAAATTGACACTGAACAAAGTGTAACGTTTCTTGGACACGAGGAACAAAAAGAAGAAAGAAACCGTAGCCGAATCAAAGAACTTTTAGAAAAGAAAAAACAAAAAGAACAACAAGAATCTTAAAATAAATTATTAAAATAAATTAAAATGGATATTTCTCAAAAAATATTAAGTGACATTACTGTCTTTATGAAATACTCTAAGTTTCAACCCGAAAAGAATCGGAGAGAGACTTGGGAAGAGTTGGTAACTCGTAACAAAGAGATGCACCAACGTAAGTACCCTCACATCAAAGATGAGATAGAGGAGGTATATAAAATGGTATACGACAAGAAAATATTACCGTCAATGAGATCATTACAATTCGGTGGAAAACCAATTGAGATATCACCAAACAGAGTTTATAATTGTGCATATATGCCAATTGATCACGTTGACTCATTCTCTGAAACAATGTTTTTACTTTTAGGTGGGACAGGTGTTGGATACTCAGTTCAAAAACATCACGTTGAAAAATTACCAGATGTTAAAAAACCAAACCCTGATAGAACAAGAAGATACCTAATTGGTGATTCTATTGAAGGATGGGCAGACGCAATTAAAGTATTAATGGAATCATATTTAGGTTACAAATCATCAACCCCTATATTTGATTTTTCAGATATTAGACACAAAGGAGCGATGCTTGTAACATCAGGAGGAAAGGCTCCGGGACCTCAACCACTAAAAGATTGTATTCACCACATAACAAAAGTTTTAAATAACAAAAAAGATGGTGAAAAACTAACACCAATTGAAACTCACGATATTGTATGTCATATTGCAGACGCAGTACTTGCAGGTGGTATTAGAAGAGCGGCCCTTATCTCATTATTCTCGGCTGACGATGAAGAAATGATTTCTTGTAAATCAGGAAATTGGTGGGAACAAAACGCACAAAGAGGTAGAGCAAATAACTCGGCAGTACTTCTTCGTCACAAAATCACAAAAGAATTTTTTATGGATTTGTGGAAACGTATTGAGTTATCAGGGGCAGGAGAACCAGGAATCTACTTATCTAACGATAAAGATTGGGGAACAAACCCTTGTTGTGAGATAGGACTTCGTCCATTTCAATTCTGTAACTTATGTGAAGTAAATGCGTCTGATATTGAATCACAAGAGGACTTTGATAAAAGAGTTAGAGCGGCTGCGTTCATTGGAACACTACAAGCGGGGTACACTGACTTTCATTATTTGAGAGACATTTGGAAACGAACAACTGAAAAAGATGCGTTGATCGGTGTTGGAATGACAGGTATTGGATCAGGAGTTGTTTTAGGATATGATATGAAAAAAGCGGCTAAGGCGGTTAAAGAAGAAAACGAAAGAGTTGCAACACTTATTGGGATTAATAAATCAGCAAGAACGACAACTGTTAAGCCATCAGGTACCTCATCGTTGGTATTGGGGACATCATCAGGAATCCATGCTTGGCATAATGACTTCTATTTAAGAAGAATCCGTGTAGGTAAAAACGAATCAATCTATTCTTATTTGGCGATTAATCACCCTGAGTTGATTGAAGATGAGTTTTTCCGTCCTCACGATACCGCAGTTATTGGTATACCACAAAAAGCACCCGAAGGAGCGATTATAAGACACGAGTCTGTATTCCAAATGTTAGAAAGAGTTAAAAAAGTATCTCAAGAATGGATTAAACCTGGACATAGAAACGGACAAAACTCTCACAACGTATCGGCAACGGTTTCAATTAAAGAAGACGAGTGGGATTTAGTAGGTGAATGGATGTGGAATGAGCGTAATTACTACAATGGTTTGTCGGTATTACCTTATTCTAATCATACCTATAAGCAAGCACCTTATGAGGATTGCACTAAAGAAGAGTATGAAAGATTACTTAAATCATTAACAAATGTTGATTTAACAAAAGTTATTGAATTACAAGATAATACTGATCTAAGAGGAGAGGTCGCTTGTGGGTCATCTGGATGTGAGATTGTTTAAGTTATGAAAGCACAATGGGGAAATAATATAACGCTAACATACCAAGTATTGTTGGCGTTTTATAACCAAAGAAAAAATAACTAATATGAATGTAGGAGCATCAAACGATTGGGTACAACAATTATACGTTAGAGAATTCGGACCAAAACTACAACCAAACGAGTTCTATTACGATAAAGAAGGTAGAATGGTTATGACTGAAGAATATCATACACGTAGAGGTAGTTGTTGTGGTAACGGATGTTTAAAATGTCCGTACGAACCCAGACACGAAAAAGGAAATAAAGTTTTACAAGAATCCCGACATTAAGTTGGGATTTTTTATTTTATGATATATTTATAATTAAATTGGTAATATGGCAAAAATTATAAGACTTACAGAGTCAGATTTAAAAAGAATCGTTAAAAGGGTATTAAAAGAGGAAAAAGAAATTTTACCGGAGATTAGTGGAAGGGCGATTAACACAACCACAGGTGAAGAACAAAAATTTAAATTGATAGGGTCTTTAAGTGATTATGGTGATAGTATAGGGAAAAAATATGTTTATAACAATTATGATGATAGTATTTTAAAGACGGCTATTGGTGATACGACTAAAATTGAATTTATAGTTCCTTTTATGTTAAAAAATATTAGAGAAGACGGTCTTGGTCAAATTAAAGATCTTAAAGTTGATAATATTTCTGAAAATGAAACAAAAATAACATTAACCGCAGAAAAGAAAAAACCTTTGGTTAATTTAATCGGTAAACAAAAATACGACGACATTGAAATTAAGATATCGTTTAAAAAATTTGAAAAACCAATTGTGGATTCGGGACAGGAAACAAAAATTGAAGAAAGTATTAGAAGAATATTAAAAAAAACCAACACTAAAGGATATTATTAAAAATAAACCCACCTAACAAGTGGGTTTTTTATTTATATAAAATTTACCAACACTATATTTATATGATATGGCAGATGGTATAACATACGGTATTATATTCCCCTTTAGACAGAGTGTAACTGGTAAATATTTGGCTTTATCTGAAGAAACAAATGAGGAGATTAGGAGTAATTTAATCTTCTTATTATTAACAAGAAAGGGAAGTCGATATTATTTACCTGATTTTGGTACTAGGTTATATGAATATATTTTTGAACCATTAGATGGTGAAACATTTGATAGTATTAAAACAGAAATACAAGATTCTGTTGATAAATACATACCAAATTTAACAATACAAAATATAACTATAGAACCTTATGTTGACTCTGAACCTTCTCTTGGTGAATTACCATCAGAACAGTTTGATATTCCCGTTTATAGGGTACCGGGAGCAAATACGGAAGAATACACCGCTAAAGTTAAAATTGAATATACCGACAACACCAATGCGTTTGGGTCTAGAGAATTCGTAATAATTAATATATAATTGATATGGCTAATAAAAAAATATCGTATACTGAAAGAGATTTTGAAGGTATAAGACAGGAGTTAATAAATTACACACAACAGTATTATCCCGAATTAATACAGAACTTTAATGATGCTTCGGTATTTTCGGTTATGATGGATTTGAATGCCGCGGTTACGGATAATTTACAGTTTCATATAGATAGAAGTATACAAGAAACGGTTTTACAATACGCACAACAAAGATCGTCGGTCTTTAATATTGCAAGAACTTATGGTTTAAAAATACCAGGATTTAGACCCTCAGTTGCTATTGCAGACATTTCAATCACAGTACCCCGAGCAAATGGGGATTCAGAAGACACCGCATACTTAGGTGTTCTAAGGGCCGGATCACAATTCGGGGGTGGAGGAACAATATTTGAGAATGTATATGATATTGATTTCTCTTCCGATTTTAATAATGAGGGATTTGTTAATAGAACAAAAGTACCGACATTTGACCAAAATAATAGTATAATAAATTATGTTATAACAAAACGAGAGGTTATTGTTAATGGAGTAACTAAAATATTTAAAACAGTCGTTAATTCAAATAACGTCGTACCTTTCTATAATTTCTTTTTACCCGAAAAAAATGTTTTAGGAGTCACATCAATAATACAAAAAGACGGCACTTCTTATCAAAACACACCAACATATGCCGAATTTACCGGAACTGATGGTAGGTGGTACGAGGTGGATGCGTTGGCTGAAGATACAGTATTTATTGAAGACCCAACAAAACCCGTTGATGAAACAGGGGTTAAAGTTGGTAAATATATAAAAACAGATAATAGGTTTATTACTGAATATACACCTGAAGGATTTTTAAAGATACAATTTGGTGCCGGAACAACTACACCAAACGAACAATTACAACAATTTACAAGAGTTGGTGTACCTCTAAAGTTACAAAACTACCAAAACAATATTGGACTTGGATTAACGGTAATACCAAATACGACACTATTTGTACAATATAGAGTTGGTGGGGGAATCACATCTAATATTGGTGTTGGGGCAATAACTCAGGTTATTACTACGGATCTTTATATTAACGGACCATCGAGTAGTATCAACAATAGTGTAACACAGTCGTTAAGTGTTAAAAACATTACCGCTGCGATAGGTGGAGCAAATCAACCAACCATAGAAGAAGTTAGAAATATGGTCAGCTTTAACTTCTCCGCACAAAAAAGGGCAGTAACTATAAATGATTACAAATCGTTAATTGATACGATGCCGGGTCAATTTGGTGCACCAGCAAAAGTATCAATTGCCGAAATAGATAATAAAGTTGCGATTAAAATACTATCATACGACGATACGGGTGTTTTAACTCAAACCGTATCTAACAACTTAAAAACAAATTTAGCAACATACCTTTCTAAATATAGAATGTTAAATGACTACATATCTATTGAGGTGGCAAAGGTAATTGATCTTGAATTGGAGTTTTTTGTTGCGTTAGATAATCCTGGATCACAATCACAAGTTATTACACAAATAATCAGTGACGTTAACACATATATGTCACCAGCAAATAGAGAATTGGGGCAAAATTTAAATATATCCGAACTAAGAAGAATGGTACAAGATATTGGTGGTGTTAATACTTTGACAGACATTAAGGTATATAATAAGGTCGGAGGATCATACTCATCATCAGAAACATCGCAACGATATATTAACAACACAACAAAACAAATAGAAACAATAGATGACACGGTATTTGCAGAACCGGATCAAATATATCAAGTGCGTTTTCCAAGAACGGACATTAAAGTTAGGGTTAAGAATCTAAGTACAGTCGACTTCTCATAAGATTATTTATTTTGGGCAAAATACACCTATTTTAAAAGTACCAACATAACTATTTATCAACAAAGAAACTTATGGCTAAAAACTATAGATTAAGAACTACACCCGGCATAGACAAGGATATCAGGATTAAAATAGATCAAGACTTTGATTTTATTGAAATTTTATCATTAAAATTAAAACAATCCGAAGTATATACAAGATTCTGTGCGGATTACGGGGTGGTTGCTGGAAGAGTTATCGCTAATGGGGGTTATGGTGTACCTAATGTTACCATATCTTTATTTGTACCACTATTACCTGAAGACGAAACTGATTCTGTCATCTCAACACTATACCCATATAAAAAATTAACAGACAAAAATGAGGATGGGTATAGATATAATTTATTACCTTACGTCCAAGAATATGGAGGGCACAACCCAACAGGAACGTTTCCTGACAGAGAAGATGTATTAACGAGAAGTGAGGTATTAGAAGTTTACGAAAAATATTATAAATATACGGTCAGAACAAATGAAAGCGGTGACTTTATGATTGTTGGAGTACCTTTAGGACAACAAACTTTGGTTATGGATATGGATGTATCAAACATTGGGTGTTTTTCATTAAGACCATCCGATTTGGTCAGAATGGGTATGGGAACCGAAAGTCAATTTGAAGGGTCTTCATTTAAATCATCAACCGATTTGGATTCATTACCTCAGATAGTTAATCAAAAAAAGGAAATCGAAGTATCTTCTTTTTGGGGTGAGGAAGATTTATGTAATGTTGGAATTACAAGAACCGATTTTGATTTAAGAGATTTGGGTATTCAAATAGAACCACAAGCAATATTTATGGGGTCAATGTTTTCTACAACGGATGAAGACGCATTACAATCAAACTGTAAACCAAAATTTGATACAGGTAACCTTTGTGATTTGGTAACGGCACCAGGAACAATATTGGCTATTAGACAAACAATATATACAGACACAGGTGGATTTCCTATACTTGAACAATATAAACTACCTGAAGGTGGTAACATAATTGATAGTGACGGTACTTGGTTAATCGAGATGCCGATGAACTTGGATTACATAACCACAAATGAATTTGGAGAACAAATAATTTCTAACGACCCATCAATAGGTATACCGACTAAGGCTAAATACCGATTTAAAGTACAGTACCAAAATGAGGGGTTTGGTGCCAGTACTCAAAGAGCCGACTATTTAGTACCGAATATCCGAGAATATGGGTGGAGTGGTGGTACGGCTGATGATGGACCAGCGAGTGATTTACTACAAAAACAATCATACGCATTTAGTCTTGATTGGACTGATTATGGCGACACAGGAACCACAATAGGTCTAAAAATGATTTCAGATGCTATTAATTGTGAAGATAAGTTTTTTGAATTTAATTATAATAGAGTTTATACCGTTTCTAACTTTATAGATAGGTGGAAATGGGGATTCAATAGATCAAGACATTTAGGTATAAAAGAAATCACAAACCGAGATTGCTCAACAACAACAAATAGAATGCCGGTTAATGATGGTGTTAGAAATTTTGATTTAATATTTTTTCTTTTTAATTTAACTATCACTATATTCACACCATTAATATATGTTTTTATACCTTTAATGCACGTTATGGCTAGGTTTTGGCCGATCGCTAAATGGGCTTTAGCAATTGGTTTACCAATATTATTAGGTTATTTATCTGTATTTTTTGTTGGTACTGCTATTGGTGCGTTTCCAGCCATTGGTTTAATGATTTTGGCTGCGGTCACAGCCATCGTTTTTGGTTTGGCTACCGCATTTTTTATCATAAAGGTTAGTCCATTAATTGTTAACACATCAAGTCTTAACGGTATTAGCCTACCGTCAATGTCTTATCCCGATTGTGAAGCTTGTTCTTGTGAACCACAATCATTGAACTTGGAACAGATTGTTGGTGACGGAACAACAGGGACATTATCGGTTATTACCGTTAGGGAAAGTCAAATTTATACAAGAAAAAATTCATCATTTTTATGTGACGTTAACTCCAACACATTTTGGGGTAACACTCCAAACGAATCTAATTGTGCTGATGATGATTGTAATACTAGTTCCGCTTTTTGTGAAGTGAGAACGGATACTTTAGGTTCAGGTCAAAACGCTCAATCACAAAAATATACATTAAATAGTTATGGAATTAAATATGCAATCGCTGGATACCCAAATTCGGAAGTTCAAGGTACACCAATAAATAGATGTTTTTGGCAACCAGGACAAATCATACTTCAAAAGGATATCACCTACTCACACAGGTTAAATTTAGCCAACATTAGACAAAGGTATTTCGATAATCCATCATATTTTTCAAATGTAATAACCACAACGGTTGATAATGATGGGTACCCATCGGACCCATTTACCGATAATGTCATTGTTTTACTTTGCGATGCGAATACGGTGGATAATTTACCTGCAGGTTCATTAATTAGTTTTAATAATCCGGATAATGTGAATGATAATAACGTTAGTGGTTATAACGTTAGTGGAGTTACGGAAAACCAATTTGGAAGCAATTCAATTACAGGGACATCCCTATTAACAACGACCATAGTACAGAATTTTATAAAACCAGACACATCTAGCGGAACGGCTAATTTAACCATTACAGGTTCAACAACTGGGAGAACATATAATTACAAAGGAGGTATGGAGTATTTTCAGGTGATTACTGGTATGACCGTTCAGCAATCAGAAACCTTCACAACAACATCCAATCAAAACTATATGAGATTTTTCTTTTTAAATGCGAGACAAAGAATATCGTATAGAAAGTCTTGTGGACTCGAACCTGCGGTTGAATCGTTTATTAATCCATTACAGGTGAATGGAAACGAATATAAAAATTTAAATGTTATATTTTTAGTTAGGGGGGTTGACCCGTTCACTGAAAAACAAGTGATTAAATATGACGTTTCTAAATTATTTGGTCAACCAAATAATACACATACAATTAGAGGTAATTACTACTTGAATATACCAATACAAGAAAATAGTGGAAATCTTAGTAGTGATTGGTGGATTAATAAAAAGAGTCCAGAATCACACGAAGTACCATATTCGTCATCTAAATTATATCACAGTCCATTTAATTTTAGACCTGACCCAAACTTATATTCGGCATTCACTGCAAACACAATACAATATTATTCATCGTTAGATAGAAAAAGTACTCTATATGGTGGGTATTCGGCATTTAATAATGATGAGTATAATTGTAATGGTTCAAATAATACTAACGGTAATATACCATATAATCTTAGTATTGCAGGATTCTCTCCTTTATTTTTAAGGGAACCAAATAATAATAACCCATATAGTATGTGGTACGATACGGGGTTAAGTGATGTCCCAACGGCAGGAAACCCTAATAATAGTTACCTTCTTAGGTATATGACTAGTAGTAATGTGGAGGATACTACACGACAAGGAAATGTGGAAGGAGGGTCTTTTATGTTTACAGACATACCATATAATCTGTTACATACAAGGTTAGATCTTGGTAGTGAAGCAACCGTAGATACATTTATAAATGGTAATTGTGCTGGAGTACCAAACAACATTAAAAACTATAGAAGACCCAGATTATTTGCACCGGCATACCAACAGACCAGCCCAAATTTGTCCGTAAATATAACATTTGATCAAACCGTAAATAACGCAAGAATGATTATTAGATCTGATAGGTTACCAACATCCGATAGTATTCAAGTAAATGGTAATAATAGGTACTCTTTATACCAAAATGATAATTTTACAATATATAGAATTTTAGATAATGGAGAAACTCAACAATTAGGTGGACCACAATCAGACACTACAGGAAACTCTCAAGACTATGCTGACGATGCGAACTCAGGGTCAACATCCGTACTATCGACATTTAGTTGTGAAGGGATGGTTCCACTACCTTGTTATAGTGGATACGGTGAAAACTTTGGAGTTAAGACACCTTGCGCCGAAAATGAAAACCCAACAAGAATAAGTAGAGGTTGTTATAAATTAATACAAGAACCGTATTTGAATGGTGGTTCTATAGATAGAGATTTTAAAAACTTTTTAGAGTGGAAAACAAGATTTAGATTTATGTTTGGTGCTTGTAGAGGAATCATAAGTCACGTATTCCAAAATAACTGGGTTAACGGGTCTTTATATTCATTCGCATTTAAAAAGAAAACAATATTTGATTCTAACAATAACCCAAGTAAATATGTTTTTTGTGGATCAAAAGATGTGAATTTGGTACCACAAAGACCAAATCAAGGTCCGGTTTATCTAAATGACTCAACAAACACTTTTTATTATAGATCGACACCGTACGTATTAACACAAACAGGAGTTAATGTTAGTGGTTATTTTATTGGTCAAGAACCTAGAATTGATAACCTTTTAGGTGGTTGGGGTCCGGCTAAAAATTATTTTGGTAAAGGATTAAATCAAAGAAATTTACATTTCCCAACAACTATTATGGATTTAGGTCCGAGAGACCAATTTGCTAAGGAGATATGTTTAAACCCACAATTGGAGAATTATTTGGTGGAAACCATACAATCAACATCTTTTAACGACACAAGTGATTTGTTATTGTTATTTATTGTTTCTAGGTTAGTTAATAGTGGATCTTGGGGACAACTTGTTAATTTGGGTGATGCGTCAATCAACCAATTATTTTCAAGAAGTGACGGCAGAATTGACGGGGACATCGCACAATTATTTAGTATCAATTCAGAGTACGGTATTTTACCATTTAACGAACAGTTTTATGGTAACGACGATATTGTTTTAGGATCTGCGACTGAGGTATTTTTAGGTGTGTTGTTTTCTGCAACAACACAAAATAGAATCGCTTTAACACCAGGTACAGCAACGTTTGGAAATGTACAACAATTAATTGGATATCCAAAAACACAAACAGTACCAATGTATAATTGGGAGATAAGAAACGATCAAGGAAATGCAACAGTAAGTACATCCACAATTTTTGGTACACAATATAATGATTGGTTAACTGACACACCTTTAAGTAACCCTAAAAGAATGTATTCTACACCATACCAAGAAATGTCATTTAATGGTGCGGATTATTTCCAAGCTACCAACGGGCCGAGTACGGGATATATAATGAATTATGATATTACAGGTCAAAGAGATTCAGCGTGGGGAAACCCATCTAACCAAAATAAAGCAAACTTTGTTGTTGGTGCTCCTTATCATTTTTATTTCGGTTTAGGTAAAGGTAAAACCGCATTAAATAGATTTATAACTAAGTATATTATAGGTACCGAATAATATGAGAAAACAAGACGAAATACGAATAGTTTTAGGTGATAAACGATATGCTGGATCTTCAAACCAACCGGTAGAAATTCAATTGCCGTTAATTGGTGAAAGAAGGGAGATGGTACAAGGAGATCGATCAACCTTAATTGACTTACAAGAGATATTTGATGGGGAAAGGCAAAACTCAAGTAAATTTAGATTAAATGGTAAAATTGTTAATATTTTTGATAATGTGGTTTCAGGTAAAACGAATTATACGCCATTTAAAAATAACCTTTATTATCTTGACTCAGTAACATCCATTAATACTGGTGTATGGAAAGGGTATCCACAATATGATGAATTTTCTTTAATTAGAGACAAATCAATACCAGGACACATTTCATTTGTTGCTAAAAGTGCAACGACTTATAATTGGGCTACATATGTGTCGTATGCTTATAGTAGTACTACCGCACAAACAATGTCTTATGTTGATGAAAAATTTAATGTTACAAACGCAAACTTTAATGTTTCAGACGGTATACCCTTCGTAATTAAAACAGATACCTTTAACGGTAAAGATTTGGTTTATTTTTATTGTGGTACTAATCATAATTTAACAGTCGGACAATACGTAAAATTGAATATCACCATAGATGGTAAAGATACGTTCCAAGTGTATAGTTTGGGTGACGACACGTATAGGTCAGACTTGAGGGTTTTTGCAATATATAATTTAAAATTCACACCATCCGAAGTGGTTACAGGTCGTTTTGGAAACCTTAAAAGAATTATTAATATAGATAATACGGGAGAAACCACTTCAAGATATTATGTCAGGTTACATAAGATTTTAACAAATAACGATGAGACATTTTTAACTAAAATGGGGTTTGAAAATAACGCATTCCCAATCAAAAGACAATTGGAATATTCGGCATTAACGCCAAACCAACAACAACGTATATCAGTCAAAGATGGATCACAAAGTTATGGGTTTACAGTAAACAAAGATATCGATACTTTTAGTTTAATAGATAATAACGGTAAACCTGTTAGTGAACTTTTTATTACAATAGTTAATCGTGGATATATGGGTTGGTTTAACAAACCACCACAATCATTACAAAGAGCGTTAGATATTGGATGGGAGTTTAATTTTTTAAAGAACTCAGTAGATCCTTGGTGGAATCACACATCAACCGATAATAAAGATAACATTTCAGTTAGTTCATACCAACAAAACGGGTACACTTTTTATTATAATAATTTTTTGAATGTGGATGATGTTATTATGGGGGATTTTTGTGAATACAACGATACTGATCAATTAGAATATGTTTTATCTCCGTTATATCACAAGTATTCATACAACCCTGACGTATTTAGTGTTGCACAACCAATACCGAACGGATCTCAAGGGATTGCTATTGGTATATACAATTATGTTAATACCGTTCTTTATCCCCCTGGATATATGTATAAACCACATTATTCAATACCTATTAGGGTTTTTAGTGATTATATCGAAAGTGCAAACTTTGAGGATATAGATTCGGTTCCATTTTATTCGTATTACTCAAACAACGATACTAAATTTTATTGGAGAGATTTGTATCAATATGGGTTTGTTGATAACGAAGGTTTAGGGTTAAATATACCATTTATAAACGGAGCACATTATCCATTTAAGGATATTAACTTCATTCATTACCCAACCAAAAGAAACACATCATTGATTGTAAATGAGATAAACATACCAACAACCGACCCTTGTGAATAATAATTATTTTAGAAAGACCATAACAACGCAAGACCAATACATCAATATACCTATTGAGATTAATTTTGATATGACAGGTAGAGAAGATGGGATTGCAAATTTTGAGAATGAAGTTATTTCAGAGGTTATAAACCCGATGGCCGATTTTGAGGTTACAAAATTTGCACACTCTGAATGGAATTTTAATGCGAATATACAAACACCGTTTGGTCAAATAAGTATTAGTTCGGGAGGTACCGACATTAATTATGAATTTTATTTTTTTGATTATTTAACGGGAGTTACGGGATCAAGCATAACTAATTGGGGTACCGATTATGAAAATGCAACATTTACCGACAGTGAGATTTATTATTTCTCAAACTCATTCAAAGGGAGTTTCTTTAAGTTGGATTTTTATGATTCACCACAAAACGAATCACAAACCCTCTTATTAAGTGTAATCTTACCAACACAACAAGGATTAAAAGAACCGGGAACAATTGGTCCACCACTTAACCAAACGAACGTTACGGTTAAAAAACCTAAATTTGTTTTAGATTCTATTGGTGCCGACAAGGAAGGGTTTTATGTGTATTGGTTAAAAGATATTAATTACTTAAACGTCACCGAATTTTACGTTAGTGCCAAATTTTTTAACGCTAAAATCGGTCAATTCATTAGATTAATGAATAAACCACAATCGACATTCATTGGTCAAAATATGTTTAATATAGATAAAACACAATATTTTTACTACAAATATGTGTTGGACTACGATACATTTGATTATATGGTTTATAGTTATAATAGTAATTTTCAAAACGCTCAGAGAGTGGGTACCGGAGTAAATCCGATAAAATGGTATGAATATGTTAACCCATAATGGATTCTGAAAGATCAAATATAATTATTTCGCCTGAGGTATTAGATAGAGACATATTTAATATCACATATGATGGTAACACCTTTGGTGTGTACTCAGGACTTACACAAGTATTGAGTGGAGGGACTAACGGAGATTCATTATTAACTGGATTAACTATTCCTATTTTATTTACACAATCATATAACGATATTGGATATTATAGTGACTTTGACGGTTTAATTAACCAACAAGATATTGTAACTAACTTTGTGATATCAGGAACACCAGCAACACCGTATACGATTAGATTATATAATAGTGCTGGTTACTCGTACAATAATTTTTTAGATCTTGCAACCTATAAAGTTGATTGGGGTGACGGATTGGTTGGGTCGGTATTGAGCGTTAATCAGAGTAGTTTAGATCACACTTACGCATCAACACCACAGAATTATATAGTTAAATTAACACAATATAATCCTTGGGGTATAACCCAAGTAGAAAAGACACTAACGTTACCATTTACCGGTGTAACAATAGATAATCAGTTAGGTAATGTTACCTTTACACAACAAGGGGGTAATTGGTCAGGAATTCCGATTAATTATAATTTTATTTTTACGGGGGACAGTGAAAATAATATACCCGCACAAATATCAAGTTCATACACCCAAGTACCATTTATAGTATCAGGATACACCAACTCAAGACTTAGTTTATTAAAGAGATGGGGGCCAAATCCGTACACCACAGGATACATTTTACAACCAATGATGGGAGTTGTTGGGTACGTACAAGATATCACACCAACATATACAGCATACACCATCAACAACATTGATTATTATGATTTTAATAATGGTAAAACGTTATTTATGGTTAATTCATCTGGTATAACGGCAAACGACATTGTGGTTTCAGCCATTACAAAAGATGAAATATTATTAGATTTTGTTATGGATCCAGAAATACAATCTGATGTTTTCGTTGAAAGGGGGAAATATAGTGGGACTGAAAATTTACAAAGACTTGGTGAGGTTGACAATATCGGTGATTTGGTAAGATATGGTTATGGTTATTTTAAAATCAATAACACATAAAAACAATATAAACTCTATTTATAAATAAAAAATGGCATTAGGAACATACGGAACGGTTAGACCTGCAGATGTATCCCCACAAGACGTGGATATTATTCTGAATTACACACCATCAAGGGACGTGACCAATAATTTTGTGTTAAAAAAATTAAACAGCGCGAACATTTTAACACCTTATTATCACAATGGAGATACTGGTGGGGTTGCGGGTAAAGAAATATTAGGTGGTTTATATAATCTTAGATTACCAGCAAATGAATTTAATCGAGTTGGTATATATACCTTATATATTAAACCAGCAGAAATAAGAACAACTATCACCGATTGTGGCATATTATCGGCATTACCTAATGTTAAGGGAATAATAATCAACATAAATGACGTACCTGAGCAATATAGGAATAAATTCACAAATCAAGGACTTGTTGGTTTTAGGATTGAATATTTAAATAGTGATGGAACAAAGATTCCTAATTTTTATAGACTTGTTACGTCTTCTTTTTATTGTGAACCAATCGTTACAGACCAAACAAACACATCGCAAAAATCAATTAGATATAGGTATTTGGATAGTGGAAGTGATTTGTTATTTTGTACATTATCACCATCAGCATCACCAACAAATAAACCAAGTGCAACACCATTTATAGGACAACCAAACCAACGAATTATTGTTAGTAATACTTTCTTTAATCCGATAACAATGGATATTCAAATTGCTGATCACGATATAGATACGTTGGCAATCGCACTTTATGGTAACCAAACTAAAAGTATTGAAGACGGCATATACACATTATATGATAGTGCTGGTAACATATATAAACAATACAACTTATTTGAAGTTAGAGACAACTTTAATGAACTATTATATGAGGTTAGACAAGATAGGGGTCTTAATATCGATTTCAGTAAAAACTTTACAAATATTATTAGTTAATGGCGAAAACTAAATTCATATGTCCATCACCACCACCTGTAGGTTCGGGTACATTTTCTGACGATTTAGTTGGTTTACAATTAGTTTCAGGAGGAGGATTGACGCTTGGTAATTTTGAATTCACAACTTCGGTTTATGAAAAGGTAAGTAGAACTTTTGATACTGGTGTTTTTTCGGATCCATTTAATTTGGAGAATTTAAATATTGAAAGTATTGCCGAAACCAAACTTATTATTGAAAAAAACTTTAGAGTTTACCCTAATTTTGATTTAGCACAAATAACAAGTTTTTCATTATACGGATCACTAAGTAAAAGAATATCTGCTTCGGTTAATAGAGTTATTAATTATTTTCCTGCGGCGATTGAGGTTTATTATAGTAATTACATTTTACAAACGGGTAATACTGCATATAATATTACTTACAACACAATTAATGATGAGACTACATTTGATACGGACTCTTCTTTTTTCAAAAATCCATTTGATATTGACTACTCGGTAAATGCGAAGATTAATGTTGATAATAGACCGATACCGGTTTCAAAATACAGAGACATAACAAATAACTTTGAAAGTTTTTCATTATATGTTAATAACTTAAATACCGAATTTAATGTTGTTGATTTAGAACCAACACAATCCGTTACAGGAGGAACATTGACGATAACCGTTAAAGGTAAACCATTTACCTCAACAACCACGACAGACACCTTAGTTATAAAACCAAATAATTTAGTTACCGAACAAATATTTCAGGATGCTTTTGATGAGGTTGAGGATTACATTTTAAATAGGAATGCGTACCCAAAATATACCGCAACATTTAGTTATCCGGATTATGACAGTAATGGTAATTATATTTTATTTAATAAGAGTTTAACTTGGAATACAGATGGTCTTTGGAATTTAGATATCAGGACCAATTATTTTGATAATTATTTGACCGAATTACAGTATATTACAGAAAGATTGGATGAGTACAAAACAAACTTAATAAGTCGGTTTTTAACTTCAGGATCATTAAAGGAGTTTGATACGATAGACCAAAAAATTGAAAAAACATTACAGATTTATGGTAGAAGTTTTGATGAGACTAAAAAATTCATTGATGCTTTAGCAAACATTACATCGGTTAACTATATCGTAAAGAACGACATACCCTCACAACTATTAGGTAATTTGGCGGCAACATTAGGGATCGACCCTAATATTTCACCAATAACTAATGATTCATTATTGGAGTCTATATTTACAACTACAAACGATATTATTTATCCGGGTCAATCTAAAGAACAGACACCCACAGAGTTAAACTATCAGTATTATAGGAATTTAATATTAAATGCTGGATTCTTATTTAGATCAAAAGGTACTCGCACTTCTATTGAGTATATTATGAGGATGATTGGAGCACCTGATGCACTAATTGAGTTTAATGAATATATCTATTTAGCAGACCAAAAAATATCGGTAGATGATTTTTATGAAAAATATGCAAAATTATCAGGAGGTACCACATATGTTGAAACACCAGTTTTAGATAGTACAAACATATTCTCAATATTAGGTACCCAATACACCGGATTTACAAAATCGGGAGTTGTGAATAGGACATTGGTTGGTTTAGAATATTACCCAATCAATATAAATACTGGTTACCCTGAACCACCAACAAATAACGACTCATTCTTTTTTCAAAAAGGTGCTGGATGGTTTGAAACCACACCGGATCACAGATCAGCAGAGGAGATTGATTATAACCTTTCTAATTTTTCAGTTTCACCATCAATTGTTATTACAAAATTAAAACCATTTACATACGGACAAGATTATATTGATAGATTTGATAAATTTCCATCTATGGATTTAGGTTATGGATTGACAAGAACGATTGATAATAAAAAATCTTGGAAATTAGAAGATATTGGGTTAAGAAAAAGTACAGACATTAACACACCAACTAACTATTTGATTGAAGATAGTGGTCAGGTTGTTAATGTTAAGAATATGGAATTGTATCTTAATATGGGTCAAGGAATTACGTATGACATTTGGGAGATGTCTGCAAAATATGGGTACCCAATCCCTAATTCAGGGTTAACAGCACCATACCCAACACCAGGATTAAATGATTGGACGGTTATTGATCCAAAACCAAATCAAAAGACATTTTTTGAGTTCGCTCAAACATTCTATAATAATTTAATTAACGTTAGAAATAGACAAACAATATCGGACGGTAAGACTGGTGGATATCCAGCATTACAGTCAATATTTTGGAAATACTTACAAACCGATCAAACATTAAACATACCAAACAATAAATTCACATACCAAAAAATGATTGATTTCACTTTGGGGTTAGGTGATTATTGGGTTAGGTTGGTTGAACAATTTGTTCCGGCAACCACAATTTGGAATACAGGGCAAAAAATGGATAACACCATTTTTAACAGACAAAAATTCGTATGGAGAAGACAAAGAGGGTGTACCTTTATATTCGGTGACCTTAAAAATACTGATTGCCTACCGTGTATTTATGATGGATCACCATACACATACGATTGTATTGATCAAACAACACAATGTAGTTTACCAACGTTTGATCCGGTTACGGTTTTAAATGCGAAAATAAATGATTTATATACGAGTAGTGGGTTTACAAGTGCTAACTGTGACTCAACGACGATGATATCGACGTGGTATGTTGATTTAACACTGACAGATACGGTCACAAATATTGAGGACACTTTAATATCTGAACCGTTTTATGTTGGGTACGGTCAAAGTGCTATAGATTTAACCACAGGATTACCTTTATCGTATTATGATGTGATAAATGCGATTGATAGTAAATTACAGTATTTATATCAATACGGATTAAACTATTATTTTTCTGGTGGTGTTTTAACAATTAGTAATTCTAGTTGTTATGATAATTTTACAAATAAACAACTAAATCTATATATTGGTTTAGATTTACAAATTAATTGTGGTTAATGGCTTGTATTACAGGATTTACTAGTGGTGGTTATTATAATTATACCGATTGTTGTGGTGTAATACAAACAGGGTTTGCTAATAATTTAGATCCTGTTTGTATTAATACGACATATTCTGGATCAGCAGTTGGGTTAGTATTGAATATATCAAGTACGTGTACTCAAAATTGTAGTACAGGACCGTTAGGTTATACGTTTTCAGTCACAGGAGTCTGTGGTAACCCCACAGGGACTGTAAGATTCACACCAACGGGAGGGGTGTCACCATACACGATAGATCCAATCTCACCATTGGGTAACGGTCTAACAGCACAAACAAACTCAACACAAATAACCTTTACAGGCCTTACTGGTGGTACATACGTTTTTAAGTTAAACGACTCTTTAGGGTCACAAAATACCGAAATCTTTATAAATGTATTGGTTTCGAGTTGTTTTACCGCCAATATTTATGGAACTGAAGGGACTAGTTGTGGTCAAGACAACGGAACGTTTTATGTTAGTGCGACATCAGTAAATGCACCATATAATGTTGTTATATATAGTGGTGTCTCTGATTATGTTAGGACAGATTCAGTACTTCAATTCCCTTATCAAATTGCTGGGTTACCGGCATCAACATATCATACAGTTGTGTATGATTATGGATTGGGAACTGCTAGAACGGAGAATACTTTAATAACTGGTAGTACAAACATTAGTTATGGTTTATGGGTTGTTAATGCGGGTACTTGTGTTATTAATACAGGTAAAATTGCAGTAACAGGGATAACAGGTACAGGTCCGTACACGTATTTATGGTCAGACGGACAAACAACACAATTGGCAACCGGATTAACTGCTGGAAATTATTCAGTGACAGTTACCGATTTTTATGGGTGTTCGGTTACCCAATCAACAACAGTAGGAATTGCGGATCCAATAGGTGTATTATCTATAACACCAACAAACCCAACTTGTTTTGCGTCTGATGGATCATTATCTATAACAATGTCGGGAGGAACCTTACCTTATTTTTATTCGGCAAATACAGGTGAGGTCGGATACACCTTATCGAACACATTCACACTAAATTCCTTACCTTCGGCATCATATACCATTTTAGTTAGAGACGCAAACTATTGTCCTTATTATGTTACAACCGCCCTAAATACAATATCAGGGTTTAATGTTATTGGTAATACAATAACAAACTCAGTTTGTAACCAAAATAGTGGATCAATAACGACATACATAAACGGACTTGTTGGGTTTTATTTATATGATTTATCAGGTTTAACAACAAATCAGAATTATAGTTTTTATACCCAAAGTCAAAACGTTACGTTCCCTAATTTACCAAACGACACTTACCTTTTAACAATATCGGGTGAAAGTGCTGGTTGTGGTTATAGTCAAACATTATCTGTTAATTCTGTTGAGAAATTTACTGTTGATGTTATAACTACAGGAGTAACTTGTGGATTAAGTAATGGTAGTTTTACGGTTAACGTTGGTACGGGATATACTAATTGGCCTGTTGGAGGACAATTAGATTATATTTTAAGTAATGGGGATTCAATTATTGATACAACACTTAGTTCCGTAACGTTTACCAATCTAACTACAGGTCAATATACGTTAGATGTTAGAGATGAGGATAATTGTGTGGTATCTGAAACGTTTACAATAACCACCACACCCCAACTTGATAGTGCGGTTTACCCCACTAATTGTATATTTGGTGGTGACGGTAGTGCAAACGTCTCAATATATGATGGTACACCACCATTTACATATAGTTGGTCAAGTAATGTTAGTTCGGCACAAACGGGAAATACGGTGACCGGATTGTCAGGTGGTTCATATACTGTTACCGTTGTTGATGCTTCGGGATGTACAAATTATCACACATTTCAGATTGACTGTACTTTTACAACCGTAACTGGATTTACAAGATATAACATCTGTTCAAATAGTTTCACAACAACTTCGGGAACAAAAAGAGGCCTTTCTGAAATGATTAATGAGGGGTATTTAGACCTAACTTCGGGTTATACTAACTGTGTACTTAACAGTGCCGACTTAGAGTGTGAGATCATTATAAACGGTAGTGCTTACACACAAACATTTTTTGTTACAAATGACTCCACTTGGCAATCAACGATTGAATCAATATTATCATCAATCCCACAAGTCGGGGAGTATAGTGTGAATTTATTAAATAATACCCTACAAATACAATCAAATTGTGTGGGAGGAGTTGATCCGTTAGGAAACGCCAATTTTAGTTTGTCTTTAAATATTGATTACAATATTTCTTGTCAAAACATTTTACCGACACCAACCCCTAGTCCGACACCAACCGCAACACCAACACCAACACCTAGCCCGACACCAACCGCAACTCCTGGACCAACCGCAACTCCTGGACCAACACCAACCCCTAGTCCGACACCAACCCCTAGTCCGACACCAACCGCAACACCAACACCTACCACAGTTTATTATACTTGGTTTTATAATGGATATTTATCGTATTCTTCAAGTGACAACACAGTATGTACCGCAACAGGTTGTTCACTTAAACTATATACATCAACACCAACAGTAATAGTTGGTACCGTATTATATACTAATCCGGCATTAACAATACCGGCAGTTGGATTTAATGTTGGACCATCAAACGGAGGTTTTGGTAGATGTTATTTATCTAACGACTGTCCAATTGTTGGTACGAGATACGTAACACAAGTTAACGGTTCTGGTCAAGTATTAAATGTTTATTCGTGTTAAAAAATGGCATACTCGATAGACATAACCAATTTATCAGGAGGGACAGCACCTGTTAGTCTGTATGCTTGTGACGAATACGGTAATAACTGTACATTTTTAGGTTATAGTACTGGTATTTATATTTTACCGTCGTTATTACAGACGGCAACAACCATTATGGTAAAATCGGTTGATAGTACGGGTTGTATCTTCTTTAAGTTAATAACTTGTGACGTTGAAACGTACGTAATATTAACAGAGTTAGGTGATTTCTTATCTACTGAGGGTGGCGATACTTTGGTTTTTTAATAACAAAAGTATTTATAAATATGATAATCCAAATAACAGGAGATACGGGAGGACTAGAACCCTACGACATTTATTTATGTGACCCAACAAACGTGGCTTGTTTCTATATATCAGGACTAACATCTATACCGGCAACCGTTGAATTTGATAGTCAATATTATTTTCCAAACGAAGACTTATTATATTTACGGATCGTTGATACCAACGGGTGTGTTTATTCGACACCGCTGGATTGTGTTGGATTTAAGGCGTTCCAAGATGCTATATATTTTAAATTTATGGACGACATACCGTACGCATTCCAATAAAAAAAAAATTAATATATTTATAAAATAAAAGATGCCAACATATCAATTATTAACGGACAGAACAATAGCTCAATCTACGGCGATTACACCCACTACGCTAATACATATCGTAACGACTGCAGACACAACACAAAGCATATATGGATCATCATTTAAAGTGGAATTACGACAGTTATCAACAATATTTAAAGATACGTTTGTTACTGGAGGAACGTATAGTTCGGGTACTGCAACGTTTACAAATAGTACTGGTGGTACATTTAACGTAACTGGATTTTTTACAGGAAATACGGACATTAGAGTAACGGGTGCGACCTATTCAAATAATTCTTTTACATATAGAAATAATACAGGAGGAACGTTTTCTGTATTATTTAATACTGTTACGGGTTTAACAACTAATGGTAATTTAACAGTTACAGGAACAACCTCATCAAATACTATTTCAGCAACAACATACCAAAACTTACCGACAGATGTTAGAGTTACCGGTGGAACGTATTCAAACAATTCTTTTACATATAGAAATAATACAGGAGGGACGTTTTCTGTATTATTTAATACTGTAACCGGTTTAACATCCACAGGAACTATAAGTAGTAATACAATATCTGCAACAACCTACCAAAACTTACCAACAGATATTAGAGTCACAGGTGGAACGTATTCCGCAGGAACTATCTTATTCACTAACAATACCGGTGGGACTTTTAATGTAACCGGATTAACCACAGGATCAACATCTACCATAAGTGGGAATTTTTTACCATTAAGTGGTGGAACTGTGACAGGAAATACAATATTTACAAGTGGTTTAACCGCCAATACAATATCTGCAACAACATACCAAAATTTACCAACAGATATTAGAGTGACAGGGGCGACTTATTCAAACAATATTTTTACACATACAAATAATACAGGAGGAACATACAGTGTTTTATTTAATACTGTAACCGGTTTAACATCCACAGGAACTATAAGTAGTAATACGGTATCGGCAACAACCTACCAAAACTTACCAACAGATATTAGGGTAACCGGATCAACATACTCTAATAATACGTTTACTAGTACGAATAATACAGGAGGAACATACAGTGTTTTATTTAATACAGTGACTGGGCTAACGGTTAACGGTGACTTATCGGTTACAGGGAATACGGGGTTAGGAACCACATCAGCAAACACAATATTGGAACTCTATGGGGATAACGGATCAACGTTAAGGAATGTTTTAAGATTTACAGATTCCGACACAACTGTTGGTGTTGTTCCTCAATTTATAGGTAAATTAGAATTTAATGGTAACGAAACGAGTGGTACAGGGGTGAAATGTTTTATTGGAGGGATTCAAAATTCTGCAGCTCAAGGATCGTTGGTTTTTGGTACTACGGGAACAACAGGGTCACTAACAGGAGGAACACTAACCTCAACCGAAAGAATGAGAATTGATAGTGATGGTAATGTTGGTATTAATGACACAACACCATCTTATAGGTTAGAAGTGTCATCTGGTGTTGAATCAGTTGATGAGGTAGTATCTCACTTTAGAAACGACGCATCAAAAGGGTTATTATTTATACCAGTGGCAAATAATGACTCATTTAACTTTAACACAACGTCAGGTGATACTGTATTGGTCTCCACGACAGGGCAACCATTGGTAATTGGTTCTAAAGATGGTGCTGCGTTTAGATTTAGTGGTGCAGCGGCGGCATTATCGGCAAATACAATAACAACCGGAAATAGATTAGGAATTGGGTCGGTATTCTATTCAAGTACAGAACAACCATCGGAAGGTTTAGATGTTAACGGTAGTGCTAGATTTAGAGCGATAGGATCAACCGCATCGGCAGGTGCACTTCACTACACCGCAAACGGTACCCTAACAACAAATACGTCAGACCAAAGACTAAAAGAAAATATAGAACCACTTACAAATTCTTTATCTAACGTCTTAAAATTAAGTGGTGTTACCTATAATTGGATTGGTATTGAAGGTAAAAGAGTTGGTTTCATTGCACAAGAAGTTGAAAAAGTAATACCAGAATTAGTATTTACCAATAATAATACTGAAGAAAAATACAAAGGTATCCATCAAGATAATATGGTTGCGGTTTTAGTTGAGTCAATCAAAGAACAACAAGAAATGATAGAAGATTTAAAAGCGGAAATTACAAATTTAAAACTAAGAATTACTAATTTAGAATCTTAAAATTTATTTACAAACAATTTTCAAAACACTATTTTTAGTTTATGAAAATATTTATTCAGATTGCTGCTTATAGAGACCCCGAATTAATACCAACCATCAAATCCTGTATAGAAAACGCAAAACATCCAGAAAATTTAGTTTTTGGTATTTGTAGACAATTTCATCCCGATGATAAATTTGACGATTTAACTGAATATGAAAAAGATGATAGGTTTCGTATTTTAAATGTTCCTTATCAAAACTCAACCGGAGTTTGTTGGGCTAGAAATCAAGTACAACAACTATATAAGGATGAGGAGTTTACATTACAAATTGATTCTCATATGCGGTTTGAAAAAGAATGGGATGAGACCTTAATTGGGATGATTAAACAACTACAAGAGATTGGAGTACCAAAACCATTATTAACTGGTTACGTCTCTTCTTATGACCCAAAAACATATCCTGAAGGTCGGGTTAATGTGCCTTGGAGAATGGTGTTTGATAAGTTCATACCCGAAGGTGCGGTTTTCTTTTTACCCGAAACAATACCAAATTGGCAAGACATAACAATACCTGTACCCGCAAGGTTTTACTCGGCACATTTTTGTTTTACATTAGGTCAGTTCTCAAAAGAAGTCCAACACAACCCCGAATTTTATTTTCACGGAGAAGAGATTTCGGTAACGGTGAGAGCGTTTACTCACGGATACGATTTATTTCACCCCCACAGAGTTGTAATATGGCATGAGTACACAAGAGAAGGAAGAACCAAACAATGGGATGACGATAAGGAATGGTATATTAAAAATGAAAACTCACATTTATTAAATAGGAAACTGTTTGGTATGGATGGAGAAAAACAAGAAGGTCACGAAGGTAAATACGGTTTAGGAAAAGAAAGAACATTAAGAGACTATGAAAAATATTCTGGTTTATATTTTGAGAAAAGATCAGTACAGGAATATACATTACAAAAACAATACCCACCAAACCCCGATATATTGGATAATACAGTGTGGGAAAATAGTTTTTCAACAACATTTAATTATGAGATAAAATTAAATAAAGATAGTTTTACTGAAAATGATTACGATTTTTGGGCCGTAATTTTTCACGATGAGAATAATCAAGAATTATACCGAAAAGACGCAACAGAAAACGAGATACCATTTTTACTATCTAAAGATGAAATAACAATAAAAAGAGAGTTTTTAACCTATTCAAAACCAAAAGGATGGACGGTTTGGCCCCACTCAAAATCAAAAGAATGGTTAGAAAAAATAACAGGAACAATATGATAAAAACCCCAACAATTGTGACAGCACTTTTTGATATAGGTAGAGATAAATGGTCTAACTATGGATTGTCTTACCATACATATATGATGTGGATGAGGAATTTACTATATTTTGACACAAATATGGTTATATACACTGAAGAAAAATTTAAAGATTTTGTAATAGACCAAAGAAAACAAATCGACCCGAACTTAGAAAAAACCATAGTTATTACTGACACTTTAGATAATTTAAATTCCTATCAAATGTTTTACGATGAGGTTAAAACATTAATGGAGGATGAGGGATTTAAAAATAAAAGACATTTTAATGTTCCTGAAATGACAGAACCCCTTTATAACATTATTATTTTTAACAAATTGTACTTTATTAAACGATCAATAAGTGAAGGTCATTTTAATTCTGATATGTTTATTTGGTGCGATGCTGGTGTTTTAAGAGACGGAGAGCCATTAATTAAAAAAGGGTTCCCCAACTTAAATAAGATTAATAATGGGTATGATAAACAAATAACATTTTTTAGTCACCACGAAGAATTCTCAATTAACGATAGACCTTTTCACCTATTTTCACAGTTTAGGTACATTCACGGAGGTTGTTTCTTTGTCCCAAACAATAAAAAAATTGATAAATTAATAGAAAATTTCAATACGTTAGTTTCCGAACACCTAAAAAATGGGTATGTTGGTAGCGAAGAAAAGTATTTAGATTTTTGTTATTTAGATAACAAAGACGAATATAACATAGTTAAATCGGATTGGAGACAATATTTTGACCTATTTAGTTAAAATAACCTACAATAAAATAAACTTTTGATTATTTATATTATAAAGTTTAAACTTTAATGGCTAATTTAAAATTTCAGGGGTGTTGTTACCCCGGATATCAATACGTAACACTAGACACATCTTGGGTCGCTACCGGAGGTACCGCAACCACAGGTCTAACATATCATTTCTCAGGTGACCCTGTGGTCCCTAATGGGTGTTATACTATTGTTTCTGCGTTCACATCGGGGTTTAGCTCAACCACATTTACTACCTTAACCGGGGTATACACGATACAAGCGAATTGTTCATCTGCTTTGTGTTCAACAGGTAATTGTTGTAGTAATATTTCGTGCATTAGTATACCACTTAATCAATATTCAGGGATATCAGGAACATACCGTGTTTCGGGTAACTATAACGGTTACCCTTTTTGGACGGGAGGTACAACACCTGGTTATTTATTTTTTAATTCATCAAAATGGTGTTTATCGTCAGGTTTTAGTTCCTCGTGTATTTTTTATGGTGCAGAACCCACAACCGCAATTTGTCCAAATATTGATGAAACGGTATTATATAGTGGTACGTGTTTCCCAACACCAACACCATATGATCCGTGTTCTATATTGGATTTTGATATTGTATTGGAATGTGCGTTTCCTACACCGACCGCAACCCCAACACCAACACCAACACCAACACCCACTCCTACACCGACCGCAACCCCTAATATTTGTTCTGGGTTTACGGTCGGAATATCGTTTTCAGCTGTAACACCAACCCCTACACCGACACCAACCCCTACACCGACTCCTGTGGTATACCCATACAACATTACTTCTGGTGTGACGTTTGTTATTGATAGTGGTAATTTTGTTTGTGTTAATGTGAACAAATTAGTGGACTGTAATAGTAGTGATGTATATTTTGTTTCGGGACCTATAATATTTACAGGATCACCAATTACCACAGGAACTACCATTTTGGCGTTAATTAACGATCAATATAAATGTTTAACATATACCGAAAACACTTTTGGTAGTCCGGCCGATTATTTACAAGGAGTAGTTAGTATTCAAGCAAGTGGATGTACGGGATGTGTTGCACCAACACCTACACCGACCGCAACTCCAACACCGACACCTACACCAACCCCTACCGCAACTCCGGTACCAACACAAACATACCCAACAAATACGGTATTCGTGTTCACTTCTTGTACAAATACATCAATGATAATACAATACTCATACCCACCATCAAACGTTACTGTTGGGGGTATATTAAGAACTGTTTCAGGTGAATGCTACACATATATTGGGGACTACTTATCGTACACACCACCATCTGGATTTATATGGTCTTATGTTGAAACATTTACAGCAACAACCGCAACAACATACACTAATTGTGTATCTTGTTTAACCCCTACACCAACACCAACACAATCATATAATTTATGGAGAGGTCGTGGTGAGTTTTCAGTTTCTTGTCCTGTTTGTGAATTAACAAATGGTGGATCACAAATGACATTCTATACGTCAGCTTCTGATTCTGTATTACAAAATGATGTGTATGTTTATGAAAATCAATCATTGACGACACCAGTAATTGTTGATTATATAAAATATGGAACTAAAATATATAACGTAGATGTTAATGGAAAATTAACTGAATTTTGTACAGTAAACGGAAATTGTTAAAAATATGTCAACACAAATATCATTAACCGCAACAACAGGAACATTACCATTAAATCTTTGGATTTGTGATATGACAGGATCAAGTGCGACTTGTGTTTATTACGACACAATATACACATTACCATACAGTTTTATATTACCATCGGTATATGAAACGTACCCATCATATACTTTAAAACTTATAGATTCTAATGGATGTATATATGAGGAATCAACTTAATATAAATAAAACTTATGGCAGGATATAGTGCAAATACATGCGATATTATTACATTGTTCCCTTTAGGGGTACAATGTAGTGTTACTAGTGCATATACACCATTTACAGTTGATGGTGCAATCGCATTAATAATAACAGGAGGTACCCCACCTTATAATATTACTTGGGAAAATGGTTCTCATTCACAAATACTTGCGGGTGTTGGCGCTGGAGATTACACATCAACAGTCACTGACTATTATGGTGATTTTACCGCAACCACAACTTGTACCGTACCTTATAGTACTTTTTATTTAGAGGAATTCTATAATTGTAATGACGTTAATAGTAAAATTTATTATGTTGCAAATTTAGAGAACCAAACACAAACAGGAGTAACATTTACGATTAATGCTCAATTGGGGTGTTGGGTAGGAAATGGATTAACGTTATATTCGGGACAAACATATTATAATTATAATGTTATTACATCATCCGGACCATTTAGTTCTTGTACCGAATGTTTACCAACAACCCCACAACTAGAAAGTACTTCAGGTTTATGTCTCACAACAACATCTTACGCTGGTTTTCCTGTGACTGTAACGACTAATCAATATCAATTCTACTCCGCAAGTACAATCAATGGATACCCATCTTGGTCAAGTAATACATTAACTATGTATTATAATACAGGGGCAACACAATGGATGGTTTCTGGATGGACGAATCCGGGTATACCATTACTACAATCAACACTGTCACCACCAATTGGTATTTGGACGTATAATGGTGTTGCAGGATCCGCAAACGTAACTCAAGGGGCGTGTACATCCGCATTCCAAATAACCACAAATACAATAAACCCGACTTGTGAGGGAGTAAGTGACGGTAAAATAATAATAACATCGGTAGTTGGGGGAACATCACCATACACATACTCAATAAATGGGATATCATACCAATCGTCTAATATATTTTTAGGATTGGCTGATGGGACGTATACCGTATATGTAAAAGATATCATTGGTAATGTTAGTACCAAGCAAGTGGTTTTAACTAATCAAACACCAATAACAAACTATCAAGTTACTTTAAATTTAGTACCACCAAACCCACCAGTCACAATCAGCACAGGATCAAGAGAAGCGACATATAATTGGGAAGTTGGGGTAACACCAACATTACCTATAGGACGGGAAATTAATTTTACAATTTTCCATACATCATCTTTTTCTGCTGGGACTTCAGCATCTGCAAATCCAACACTGATATACGTTAATACCACAGGAACAACAGGTGGTGGACAATATTTAACGTCATCACAAACACAAACAACAAATAATTTCACAACAATCGATTGTCACCCTAACTTTTATACGACAGGAATTACTAGAATATATACGGCTAAAATCGTCGGCACAGGTAAGGTTACGGGTCAAGTCTTTATGAAAGTTGTAGCACCCAATGGTGATAGTAATTGTGCTCCATACGCTAAGATAAATGATAGTATTACGGTGAATGGTACCGTATTGGTTAATGGTGGACCGTGTGAGACGGTAATAACACCAATAAACACGTTAAGTTTTGGTCTTAGTAAACAAGGTAATCTTGTTATTAACCCATTAAACCCTAACGCATAAAAATAATAAAATAAGTATTTATAGGTATGTCATATATTATAAAAACAACAAGTGGATTAATTAATACGATATTAACAGACGCAGCAAGAAAAAAGATATCACAAGGAAAGTTTGACATCTCTTATTTTCAGGTGGGTGATAGTGAGGTTTGTTATAATTGCATATCAAACCAAAATTATGTTAATTTAAATATTTTGGCACCACAATATAATGCGGACAATTTAGTACCAGCACCTGAATATAATCGATTAAATGTAAAATATCCATTATTTGTTGATCCAAATTCGGGTAGTACTTTTGGTATCCCTTACGACTCATCTTTTGTTGATAACATTTATAATTCGGCAGCACCTAGAGGTTTTTTTACCGGTAATACTCTATATACGACATCAGCATATACTATAAACCCTAACTTTATTGTGGGTAATAGTAGTTTAGTGTCAGGAAATACAATTGTGTTATCAGCAAATACAGTTAACGCTTCAGTTTCGGGTACGGTAACTCCTGGTATGTTCTTAACCTTATTTACAAGGACATATAATGCGTTAAGTGGAAGTTCACCTATGTTTACATATGTGGTTGTTGGTATTACAGGAAATACGTCAACAGCAAGTACAGTTACGGTACGAGTAGATAGACAACTACCTAATTTCTCATCTATGGGTTATAGTGGAAATAGTAATGTAGTTTTTTATCCGTCAGGGATGACAGTTATTTATGATTCGGTAACACCCGAACCGTATTGGGCAACAAATGTGTTTAATTTTGAGACTAACTGTGATGTTTCACAAAGTGATGTAAAAGTTTGGAATATGAACATTCCGTGGACTGAATCACCGGCAGGGGTATTCAATAATTCAGTACAAAATTATAATTATTATAGTGCATCGACATATGTAGGAACTAAAGAATATTTAGGTTACAAAACAAATGACGGACAAGTAGATACCGGATCAGTGTATTTTAATAATTCGATGGGTGATAAAATAGTCGTACCACCGGTAGATCAAAAAGCGATAGCAATTGTTCACTATACTAACCAATCTATTGATAATTTTTATGGTGAAAAATTCGCACAACAAGAGTATGATCCTGCGAATCCAGGAGCAACAGGACAAGCAAGAAATTTAAAGATTGGAATTCCATGGTTAATGTGGCATAAAAACCCTAACAGAACGATAGGAGAATATTTTTATACAGACCCTAGTGGGTTTACCGAAGACCTATTTCAAACGTATTATATTAAGTCTAAAAAAAGTGCGGACTTTAATAATCCGGGTATTAGATATTATAACCTTTGGGATACTCACGTAACATCAACAGGGTTCCCTAATCGAGTAGGTAAAGTTTTTCCTGATTTAAAAATGATTATTTTTGATGATGATGAAATTGTGTCATCTTTAAATTATAAAACAAACAGATCTTGGACGTTACCGGCACCAAAAGTAGGAACAATTATACCAAACGCGTGTGATGGTGTATTGGGTGATACTGAAGGGTTAGTTAGTGCCAATACTGAGTCGGTGTTTGTTACATATAGATTCAATAATTCCGCCTTTACAAACTCCCTACATTGTAATTACTACACAAAACAAACACCTATACTATACGACCCAACACAAAGCACTTACAACATATTTTTAAAATTTGGAAATGAGTTCTCATTTTTGAAGTCAAACACCTCAACAACACCAACAGGATTCACCGCAAATGAAATGAAAGTTCTTGTGCAGAAAGTTAGTAGTGGAACCACAAGACCTATTCCGACACAATGGAGAGAAATTAATGTTATGAGTCAACTATCGGCAACAACAACAAGTGGATTCTTAACGTTGAGTGGGTTAACAGGAACCACATTCCAAATAACAAAAGATATGTATGATAACGCATCAATATATAATCTATCCAACTATATTAATATGCCGACACTTAATCAGTCAGGGGTGACATTAAATTTCGGAGGAGAATATTATTTTTACGGTACAATTCAAACGGATATACAGGCAACAATATATGTTATGAATTATCTTTGTAATTTAGGACAAACCCAATTTTTAAAATCATCTAACCCAACTTGGGACGGAACACCACCTTATGTGACGGAAGTAGGTCTTTACAATGCAGATAAAGAACTTATGGTTATTTCTAAGATACAATCACCTGAAAAAAGACAGGGGATCCAACAGTATCCAGTTAAACTTGATTTTTAAAATAATATGGAAGAAAAAAGGGATTTAAAGAACTCACCAAAAGTTCTTGGTTTAGATATATCAACAAAAACAACGGGGTGGAGTTTATTTGACATTAAAACTCAAGAATTATTAGAATTAACCCATTTTTCACCGGTAATTAAACCAAAACCCGAAGACAAAATTGAAGAATTATTGTTAAAGGTTGTTGCCTTTGAAGAAAAACTAATTAATTATAAAAATTTAGGTATAACCAAAGTTGTTATTGAAGAACCTCTCCTAAATTCAAACAACGTTTGGACCGTAGGAGTTCTATTAAGGTATAATTCAATGATTACAAAATCAATTTATGATATTTTAGGGATTGTACCATCTTACATATCAACATATAACTCAAGAAAATTTGCTTGGCCTGATTTGGTACAACAAAACGATAAGGGTAAACACGTTTTATTTGGGGGACTACCAAAAGATATAGATAAGAAAGAAATTATTTGGAGAAAGGTTTCAAACAAAGAACCACAAATTACTTGGTTATACACCAAAAACAATACCCTTAAAAAAGAATGTTACGATATGTCCGATTCGTATACTTGTGTTTTAGGTTATATGAAACAAGAAAACATTTGGTAAATTATTAACCCACCCCATAAAGGTGGGTTTTTTATTGTTTGACAAAACCGATCCATATACTTATCTTATGTTTATGGATGATGAATCACTTTTGATAGACTTAATACTGACGATGTTTGGTGAACCAAAAAGCATCAACGAATATTCAGGACAAATATCCGTTGACTGTCCGGTTTGTTCATATGATATTAAAGCGTTATCAAAAACTGACGGAAAAGGTAATCTTGAAATAAATTACCAAAACCACGTTTATAAATGTTGGGGATGTTCAGAAACTCACGACACTCACGGACATTTAGGTAAGTTAATTGATAAATACGGATCAAAAAAAGACAAAAAAACCTACAAGTTAATCAGACCTGATAAGTTTGAAAAGAAAGAAAAGGTATTTAAAGAATTAGAACTACCAAAGGAATATAAAAAGTTTGAAGAAATCCACCCCCTACATATACCAAGAAAAGAGGCGTTTAACTATCTCAAAAAACGAGGAATTACACAAGAAATCATAGACAAATACCAAATCGGACTTTGTATTGAAGGAGAATATGCTGGTAGAATAATAGTCCCATCATTTAATAAAAAAGGCGATCTAAACTTTTTTGTCTCTAGGTCTTGGAATCCCAAATCAAGACTTAAATATAAAAACCCCGAAGCTGCGAAGGACTTTTTGATTTTTAATGAAAGTTTGGTTGATTTTAAGAAGGACATCTATATTGTTGAAGGTGTTTTTGACTCATTCTTTTTGGATAACTCAATTGCATTACTTGGAAAGTACATCAACGACAATATGTGGGAAAAACTATATACCAAAGCAAAAAAAGATATCATTATCTGTTTGGATGGTGACGCTTATGATGATGCAAAAAAACTATACGATAAACTAAACGGAGGTGCTCTCTACAATAGGGTAAAACTTGTCAAACTACCAAAAGATAAGGATGTTTGTGATTTAAGAGGTGATATTACTCCATATTATATACAAGAAAAAGAATGAATTTAAAAGAAATAGCAAAAGAAATACGAGATATCTTATCAGAAAGACAAAAAGAGTTAGAATTAACTTTTGAAGAAGAGAAACATAGATACACCATGAAAGATATTGATGGAACAATCAGAGATGATTTTCCTTCAGTATCAAAAGTGATGAAGTTATTTTATGATGATTTTCCTACTGAGGAGGCGGCAAGAAACGTCGCTAAAGGTGATCCATATGTTATGCAAACCTTAATTGAGGAATGGGCAGAAGCTGGTAGAATTTCTACCAATATGGGGAGTAGGGTTCACTACGAATTAGAGATTGAAACATTAAAAAGGTGTGGACTTAATAAAGAGGTAAGACAGCCGATCTATGAGTGTGATATGGGAATGATTATGAAGGGTGATCGTATGATAAAGGCGGGATATAAGTTTTTAAAACTTATGGAAGAACGAGGAGCAGTACTTTTGGATACGGAGATCGTTTTAGGTCATCCTGAACTTGGTTACACAGGACAACCCGATAAGGTATGGATAATGTTTAATAAACAAAAAACTGGATTTGGATTGGTAATAACAGATTGGAAAACCAACAAGAAAAAAAATATGGAATCCAACAACTACACAAAACCAATGAAAGAACCGTTTAAATACCTACCAAACAACGCTCTTGGTCACTATAATACACAACTACCATTATACGGTAAACTACTCTTAAAAATGTTAGAAGGGAGTAAATATGAGGATATTAGTTTTTATGGTTGTGTGATTATACATCTTACTGATGAACAAGATTTTACCGAATACCGAGTTTCAAAAGAAGTTGTGGACACAATTATGAAGATGGATATAAAGACAAAGTTGACAACATTAAAAAAATAAATTATATTAAACTATGGAAAGTACAATAACACCTATTTGGTACACCAACACAAGTTGGGACCATTCAACAATTAAAATAAACATAAATTATATTATAAAATAATGGACGAAATAATCAAACCAAAAATCAATCTAAAAGATCAACCAACCGTTGAGTGTGAGAAATGTAAATCAATTTACTTTAAAGAAGTAACGATTTTGAAAAAAGTGCCAAAGTTATTGACTGGTAGTCACGAAGATACAATAGTACCCTTTCCAACATATATGTGTAGTGAATGTGGTAATATAAACGAAGACTTTAAATTATTTGACAACTAATGGTAATCGGTAAAATGACAATATCTGAAGCGTTTCCACACCTTAAAAGT